CCATTCCTCTAGCTACTGGGATGTTCCGGCCTCCAAAAGAAGCGCGGGGGCCAGGACGTTGTCGTCTGTAACTTCTTGAACTCCTCTTTTGTGATCGAGACTGGGATTTTCTTCCCTTTCTCGATGTAGATGGCTGTATGGACATTGATGCCATCCTCGAAGACAATGATTTCTTCGTCATTTTCTGGGTGGTAAAAGTGATGTATATTATGTGTACTAGACATTTATAACATTAGAAACCCCCTGAGTGAGATCGTAAGTCTTTTGGATTGAGAGGGTTCGCGTAAGGGCTTCGAATTTGATTTCACTGTTACAGAATAATTTGATCCAGGAAATGATATTTTCAATCTTCTCATGATTGATGCGGTGATGGGTTTCGTTTACTCTGCTGAATTTAATGACGTTTTCGATGGTCAGGTCTCGGATCATTGGTTCTACCGCTTTCTGGTAATTCAGATAGTCACATTTGTCAGTGTAGTCTCTACTCAAAATTTTCGCGGCGAGTCTTGGGTAATTGACGGAAGCCCCATTTTTGTTGACAAGAAAAGATACGAATTCTCCGCTAAGGCTGGCTTTTGGTTTGAGTATGAAATTGTTCGCCTGTTTGAAGTATCTTGCTTTTGATTCGTTGTAGGATAAGTTCCAGCCGTTCACCAAGAGATCGTCGCCTTTGAAGAAACATTTCATACGATCTCCTTTAACCAATTGAAGCATTACAACGATGTTGAGTAGAGTGTTCTTGTCGATTGTCCAGGCTGCGCCACTATCTTGCTTGTACTCGTGGGTGATGGAATAAAGAGCGTCACTGATGGTCCTTTTCTCGCTTATGTTCGCAATTTCTTGAATAATCCATCCGGGACATCCGACTGATTTGAGAAGTCTGGTGTAAACTTCTAATATCATGTCGTTGTGAGCAGTGTCCATGGAAGTCCAGTCGGCCTCGAAGTATTCCGGTCCTTTACAATAGGTCTCAAGCAGCGAAAGGATTTCTTTGTCACTTCTTCCGTTAACGAAGAAGCAAGAACCCTTGCTGTTGTTGGTCAACTGTGCAC